ACGCAAAAAACGCGGTGAAAAATATATTCAGTAATTATATATGCGCGTTCGTTTAAGAAAAAGTCCACGTATTGATAAAAAGTTTAGAGTTACTTTTGAAAATGGAAAAATAGTTGATTTTGGAGCAAGAGGCTACTCAGATTATACAATACACAAAAACCCTTTACGTATGCGTTCATACGTAACACGACACGGTGGGTTTGTTCCTCATATGGTACAAAAACAAACCGACCCTAAACTTGTTCATAAAAATATGCTTGATGTGACTCGAAGTGATAAAGAAAACTGGACAAAAACAGGTTTTTTTACCGCGGGATTTTGGTCGAGATGGCTTTTATGGAGTCATCCAGAACTCGAAGGTGCAAAAAAGATTATATCTAAGAAGTTTGATTTATCTTTTCTTTAAGACCACGGCGTTTAAGATTTGCTTTTAAAGCGGTCATTAGATTTGCGCGTGGATCTCTTCTAGTTGGAACTGGTGGTGCGCGTGGCACGGGTGGTGCGCGTGGTACAGGTGGTGCGCGTGCTACGGGTTGAGAAACTCGACGAACGCGTGGAGCATTTGGTTCCACTGTTCGTAAAAGTGATTTACACGTTCGTATAAGTTTTTTTGAATTTCGAACTTGGATTTCCAAAGCTGGTTGTCGCCGTCTTTGAATTTTCATCTTGAGTTCCTTTTCACTTAGAGGAACGCGTTTCCCTTTTATTTTTTTGGTTACGCGAAGACCGAAACGTTTTGCTTCATTTTTTAATAAATCTATCTTCATTTATAATACATTAGAAAAAATTGTCCGTTCTATACATTTTCGCCTGAAATGAACCGGTTTGCCCTAAAACCGAAACATTTTCATTTCCGTAAAGTTCTCGACATCCAATATCGTCCATACAATCACGGTTATCAATAGTTACTGGAAGTGGATACACTTGATCGCCTGGCGTTGTCGTATAATAATGATATTGATCACGTCTTCCCCTAACTTCTTTGCCGTATAAAGGTAATGTTTCTTCATCTGATCCTACAAGAACCCCCATTTGTTGGACGTACCCAGGTTTATACTCTTTAATCGGTGGGTTTCTAAATTCTTTTTCAACTGGTATTTGAACTGGAACCTGAACTGGTACTTCTACAGGTACACGAACCCTCTTTTTAATAACAATTGGGTTACGTATTTGATATACAATTACAGTGATGAGTACCATTAACGCAATAAATAATAGTTTTTGTTGTGTTTTGTTTTTGATCTTCATTTATGTATACCAACATTATTTAACAAACCGTTTCTTAATTTCATTGAGTGGTGTTAAATCAATTCTATTAAGTCTGTACTGAACCAGTAACCATAGAAAAAATAAAATAGATTTTAAGAAATTGTTTGCCTCTGTATCATCCATTTTATATATTGGACCCATAATACGTCCAAAGAATGTTTCATCTTTACTGTTTCCTGTTACGGCCATTTCCATTTGTGTCAATGCACACGTATCATCATTGACCGACCAATGGAAAAATATGAATGGGACAAGGAGTGAATAAAATTCAAGATTTTGTTTGTTCTTCATGAATGGTACAACTAACATGGTTACGAAAAAGAGTAAATGAATGAAAAATATAATATTCATATCTATTAGTATGAACGAAGAAAAGAAACTTCCAAAAATATGGCACCCACAACAGGAGAAAATATTAAAGGCCTGGGGTGAAGCCGCTGCGTGTTATAGGTATATGCACTACCAAGCGTATTGTTCATACAAAAATTTGAGTATGAAATTTACTATACCACTCATAATTGTAAGTACAGTTACAGGTACTGCTAACTTTGCACAAGAAACATTTCCACCTTCCGTACAACCATTCGTACCTTCAGCTATTGGTGGTCTAAATTTAATCACCGCCATTGCGACGACGATCATGCAATTTCTTAAAATTAATGAACTTATGGAAGGTCATCGAGTTGCGTCTGTACAATACGGTAAAATTTCACGAACAATACGTCTCGAACTTACACTCCCACTTTCGGAAAGAACATTAAACGGTACAAATATGATTGAAAATATGCGCGCCGAATATGATAGACTTATTGAACAATCACCGAACGTACCCAAACAAATGATAGATGCATTTGAACGTGAATTCCCAGATGATAATGCATTCTTCAAACCAGAAATTATGCATATACAACCCATTACACCATTTAAAGCCATTCAAGAAAGTAAAGTTATAACGAAGTTAAAAGATGCCATAGGGGGTGTCGCAAAACGAGAACTTAAACAAGAACTTGATGAGATACGTGGAGTAAAAAAAGCTGTTAAAGCCGATATAGAACGTGTACAAGAACGTAAAAATGAAATATCGGATTTAAAAGATAAAGGGATCGTAAGTCTAAAAGGTGATCTCATGAAAGAATTGCGTAGACGCACTGAACTCATGGAAGTTGTTACAGAATCACCGAAAGACGATTCACAAGATACGCCACCATAATAAATAACGTAAAGTTAAAGACTGTAATGCACATCAAGTAAGGAAACAGTTTCCTTTTTAAAGGATCTATCACTCTCGTTTGAAGTGTATTATTTTCCATAATAATATCTAACGCTTGAGTAGCGAGATCTGCATCTTCAGTATCATTCGACATGAATGCCTTTGTTACAATACATAAACAAAAAAAGGTTGATCGTATTTCGCTCCATGACCGCGAAATAAAGGAAATTAAGTCTCTGTTAGAAAATGGTAAGAATATATTTTTGTGTGGTGCGGCTGGTGTCGGAAAAACATTCGTTCTTAATAAAATTCTAGATGAGACAAATAGTATAGAAATATACGATGAAGTGTTACGTAAAAAGGATATATTCATAAGTACGATAAAAAATTCAAATATGTATGCCTATATAGACGATTACGAATCCGATACAGCATATAAAAGTATAGTTGAAACCATATGTGAAGGTGGTCGGGTTACAAAAAAACCATTAATTGTTACGTCTAAAAATGTACACATGTTACCCAATTTTAAACTTGTATTCCTACCGAAACGTAAACCAGAAACTATTCAGTGGTTAAATAAAAATCACCCACGTTCAAAAATAGCCTCTGAAAAGTGTAAAGGAAATATAGGAAACTATTTCAATTACCTTGAATATAGCGACGAAAAGGATATTTTTAAATCATCAAAAGACATTATCGAAGATTTCTTTTGTAAACCGGGTACTGTAGATATAGAAGAAACTATACATGAACACGGACATATTTGGGGAGCCGTGCATGAAAATTATCTTGGGGCTAACCCGGAACACCCAGACAAAATCATGAATGCATTAATAAATGCAGATACGTTCGATACAGAACTGTATAAAGGTGAATGGGATTTCATGCCTTATTTTGTTTTATATGCCATGAAAATACCAAAAATATATACACGTAACACATTAATTGAACCCGATACAATACGCCCGGGGAGTGCATGGACAAAATATGGTAATCAGAAAATGCGTGAACAAAAAATTAGAAGTATACAGTGTCGTTCCCATACAAAAATGAACCATCACGAATTTATGCTTTTACGTGAGTATGCACAAAAAGGTGACGTCTCGAAGTTTAAAGAGTATAACTTATCACCACAAGATTTTGATGTTATGAACCACCTTGGTTTACAGAACAAACTGAAACAACGAGAGGTTACTAAAATCAAAAAAATGATTAAAGAAGATAGTCTAAATTAACTAAATGAATACAAATACTCCAGCTTCAGAAGAAGAAGAAGAATATAAAGTATCTCGGGTCATCGGTAACGAAATTTTCTATTACGGGGAAATTACCGATGTTGATATTCTCGAGTTCATCGAAGATTTTAAGAAACTTGAAATTGATCTTCTTAAAAAGAAGGCAGAACTCATAGGGTATGAACCTATTATGTACCTTCACGTATGTAGCGAAGGTGGTGATTTATTCGCAGGGTTAAGTGCCATGAACATTATAGAAAAATCGCGTGTTAAGGTCATTACCATAGCACAAGGTGTGTGTTGTTCCGCCGCCACATTTCTCCTTTTAGGTGGTCACGAACGTCGTATAGGTAAAAATGCACACGTTCTCATCCACCAAATATCTACAAATGGGTTCTGGGGAAAATACGAAGAACTCAAAGACGAAATGAAATCGTGTGATAAACTCATGGATATGATTACAAAAACGTATAAGGAAAAAACAACTATACCCCAAAAACAGTTTAAGAAAATTATGAAACGTGATATGTATTTAGATCCACAAGAGTGTATCAAGTATAATGTCGTTCATTCGATTGATTAGATCCCGACTACAGACCTTTCAGACCCTTTCGGGGTCTGGGTATGGTGGTCGTATCACCCTTAATTACAGACCTAAAGGTCTGGGGGTTTGTCACCTTCGGGTCTGAGGGGTTTTCAAGTCTACGTGTCTCTTATACATCCCAATGATCGATATTAGTATTATGAAAATACAAATGGTATTCGCATTTATAGGAATAACCGTGTTTTCTGGAGGCCTAAGTCGTTCCATTCGTTTATAATCTACAACTGGTGGAACACTACTCATATATTACTACTATAATGGAAACAATTTTTAAAACGGATAAAAACGGCAATCAAAGGTACACGTCTATCAGAGTTCAAAAACTGAAAGACGGTACCGCCAATATTATTAAAGCAACAGGTGTTGTTGATGGTAAAGAATCTATCTCAACAACACACGTTCCGCTCGGGTACGAGAGTGCCCTGAAACGAGCAAAAACTATTTGGAAGAATTTACATGTACCAGACGTTATGCCTATGTTGGCAAACAAATGGGACGATCGTAAAAAGTACATTTCGGAACCGTTCTACGTCCAACCGAAACTTGATGGAGTTCGATTACTCGTTTCGAATAAAGGTGGGATTTCGCGTACGGGAAAACTCGTTCCGGGAACTGAGTATCTCGGTAAAGGTCTCAAAGACGGGGAGTACCTCGACGGTGAGTGTTACGACCCAAACAAAACGTTCGAGGAAATTACGAGTTTGTTTAAAACCGACCCGAAACAACTCGAGTTTTACGTTTTTGATTATTTTGACGTGAATCGTCCCGAATTACCATTCGAAGAAAGGTGTAAGCAACACGTCACGGTCGAAACGAAACTTGTTCGTAAGAAAACATGTTTGAAACAGTTCCATGAAAACTTTGTTTCACAGGGCTATGAAGGTACGATGGTTCGCGAACCTTCAAGTGTATACGAAAACGGGAAACGAAGTAATTACCTGTTAAAGTTCAAGGATTTCATGACGGAAGAATACGAAGTCGTCGACGCAAAGACGGGACACGGTCGTGATGCGAATGCCGTCGTATGGGTATGTAAAACGGAAAATGGAAGTACATTCTGTGCTCGACCCGAAGGTACGATCGAACAAAGAGAGTATTTTTACTCAAATAAAGAGAAGTATTTTGGAAAAATGTTAACCGTAAAGTTCCAAAACTTAACGGAACTTGGGATTCCAAGGTTTCCTATCGGAATAGTATTTAGAGATTATGAATAAATATATTGTAATGAAAAGAGTTGCTATTGATATCGACGAAGTTCTCGTCTCGTTCGTAAGACCCATGGCAAAGTTCCGTGGATACAAAATGCCTACCACCCAAAAGTACCCGTACGTATATAAAGATATGTTTGATATTACCGAAACCCAATCGCGTAACATGGTCCATGATTTTTACGAATCCGAGGCGTTCGCGAAACTTAAACCGATCCCGGGTGTGTGTAAACAAATGGAATATTTACGCAAACACGCCGATACAATGTATATCGTCACGGGTCGCCAAAGTTACGCACGTGATCAAACCGAGAAATGGCTCGAATACTGGTTTCCCAATACATTCGATGATCTTATCATGACCAATAGTTATACGGATCACGAAATTGAGAAACATGAAATCTGTCGAAGTCTTGCCCTCGACTCGATCATTGATGATAGTTTCGACGTGTGTACCAAATGTAACCGTATCGGTATCGATGCGTATAACATTGTCGGGTACGGTAAAATACGGTACCCGTGGGCTATACAATCGAATATGCAGAGAGTTTGGGGTTAGATTTGAATTATTACTACACCTGAACCGCCGTTACTCCCTATTTGCGAAGTTGATCCTCCATTATATCCTCCACCTCCACCGCCTCCACCTGTATGAGATTGACAAGCGGGGATTGCACTAGTTATTTGAACTCCATATGTACCACCACCTTGTGAAGCGGTACCTGCTGTTCTACTTGTTCCATAACAACCACCGCCACCACCAGATGCAAACCAACCACCGTCACCATAGGTTGTTGTAAAAGTTGATGAATAGTCTTTACCCAGACCACCGCTACCAGAAATACTACCGCTACCAGCACCACCTGCACCGCCTGCGCCACCACCACCACCTGGAATCGTCCAGCTGCTGGTGTTTCCACCAGCGTTACCAAACCCTTTACCAGAATATGTATTTTGAGTACTTGCACCACCGATTAAAGATGGTCTATTCGCACCACCACCTCCAGAACCACCTGCAAGTGGAAGAGATGGCGAATTACCACCGTAACAGCCACCCCTACCACCACCTGTCGCTGTATATGTTAGACATGTACTATCGGATCCAGGTGTACCATTTTGTGTCGAAGTATTGTACCCGTCACCACCTTGACCGCCATTACCAACAACAATAGTTTGTTGTCCAGAAAAAGTTTCACCTGGTGCATATACCAATCCACCAGCACCCCCGCCACTAGAAATCATACCTCCTCCACCACCACCACCGGCAACTATTAGAAGATTACCTGTTACGCTTGCAGAAGCAGGTGTCCATGTATACGTCGTATTCGTACTTGTCGGTGAAGGTGACCCTAACGTACCCCAAGTATACGTTCCACTGGGTGAATTTGAATACACGTGTCCAGCAGTTGTTGCAGCTAATACCGTCGAATACGCTCGTTGTGGAGTAGCCGTCGAATAATCACTCGAGCTAAACGCATTGTAGTGAAAAACAATATTTACAGGTGTACTACCACCACCACCACCACCACCACCACCACCACCAGCAGCAGCAGCACTACCCCATGAAATTTCAGCAACACCGTGGTATATAGTACCCGAAGTACTAGTTTGACCTATAGAACCACCACCTCGTAAAACCTTAACGTTTTGGTATTTACAATTATTAACACTATCGGTTCTTTGTGTGGTATCCGCATACGTCGACGTAGAACCACGTTCATTACCCGTCAACACACTACTCGAACTGGAGAAGCCCGCAAAACCGGAACCACCACCACCGGCGCCATGATAACCACCTTGACCACCACCACCACCACCACCGTACCAACCACCACCGCCACCGGCAGCACCCCATCCAGTTACTAGATATGAACCCGTACCACCTTCGTACTGTGCACCCGCTTGACCACTATTAACAGACCCTACACCACCAGAACCACCGGTAGTTTGCGTACCACCACCACCGTTTGGATTACTACCACCCAGCGCTATTAAACCACCACCAGAACCGCCGATTTGCGGTCCTTGGCCACAACCACCCCCACCACCACCGGCAGTTAATACTTCCGTACCACTACTACCGCCTTGTTGATTAGAAAAGGCGACTGTACTCCAATTAGTTGACATATTGGTACTGTTGTTACGCCACCGTGCTTGTATGTCATCTCCACCGCCTTGTTCACCGAATGTCATACGAAAATCATAATATACACCACCCGTTAAACTTACACCAGAACTTGTTACCGTTTGCATACCGTGTAAACCACCGTTATCAACAGTTTCATTACTGTATGTAGGACTTAGAGCATTTGAACCAACCCACATGTGACTATTATCATCGGATCTTGTATCAAAATAATACGTACTTGTAATCGGTGCTTTAAAATATCCAGTCCATAAATACGAATACGTTTCATCACCGTTAACTGAAGTTTGTCCACTTGAAGCTGTGGATATATTTGTAAAGTCTGTGACACGACTTCTACCGGCTGAAGTATGTGTATAAACAGGTGTTCGTGAACTGAACCATGTTTGTGATCCCGAATACCCACCGTAATGATAATTATCATTGTAATACCCCCATTCAAACCCCGAACTATACGTAGCCGCGGAACCTCCTACTCTAAGAGCTGTTCGTCCAGCACCACGACCACCCGTAGCACCGCCGTCATTACCTGAACCACCTCCACCACCGTACGTTTTCGTCGTATTTACAGTACTATCACCACCTTGACCAACTATGAGCGCGACTGACGTTGTACCCGAAGGTAATTCTATTTCCGCTTCCGTATAACCACCGTCACCACCTACCTGTGTTCCCCCATAACCACCACCGGCACCTTTCAATATGGCTTTAATGTGGGTACTACCACTTGGTACGCTTATGGTTTGATCGCTACCAGTATATTGATACACCGTAGAACTTCCGTAAGCAATCGTATCACTACTACTACTCCCGTTGGAGAAGATTACAATACCTGAACCACCATTTTGACCATTTTGACTATCAACACCGTCGCCACCACCACCACCACCGGTATGAGCTTGCCCTGCCGTAAGACCAGTCGAAATGTTCGCACCATTACCACCTCCACCTCTACCTCCTACAGGTAAACTATACGAACCAGAATATGTACCACCACCACCACCAGCAGCAAACCAAGATTCTCCAGATATATCTTCTCCGTAAGTTGCTTTATCAAATACAGTCGCAAAATTATAAGTTACAGAATTTATGGTGACTTCATTTAATCCATCACCACCGTACCCGTATGAACTACTATACGAATTATAACCAACCTGCCCAGCGCCACCACCACCGGCACCACCGACACGCGAAGCATTGGATTGACCTCCATTATTACCATATCCACCGGTACTTGATCCTGGCTGTGAAGCAACACCATATGCATTAGTATTCCATTCCGCACCACCACCAGAACCACCATTCAAAGAACTTTGTGTTTGTATAGCATCACAAGACCCTGCACCACCACCATTAGCAACATACCCAAGAAATGTAGTATTTGCACCTTGTGTACCAATAGAAGTTCCACTAGACGCACCCGTTCCTCCATTACCAACAACTATGGTTTGTTGTACCGACGATACAGATTCAGATGGTTTAAACACTAATCCACCTGCACCTCCACCACCACCCGTTCTTCTACCACCACCACCACCACCGGCAACCATTAGAACTTTACCTGTTAAGGTTGTGGTTGGTGTCCATGTATACGTCGTATTCGTACTTGTCGGTGAAGGTGACCCTAACGTACCCCAAGTATACGTTCCACTGGGTGAATTTGAATACACGTGTCCAGCAGTTGTTGCATCTAATACCGTCGAATACGCACTCGAATAATCACTCGCGGTAAACGTACCGTAGTGAAAAGCAACATTTACATTTGATGTAATTGGTTGGGCGTTTACGAGTATAATACCAGAACCACCATCACCACCCTTTTTGACATTTGATTGATTCAAACCGTCCCAACCTATTCCACCGCCGCCACCACCCGTATGTTTTTGAGCGTGTGTTACAGCCGTGTTAGTGGTACCAGAGGAACCACCTCCTGATGAGGCTGTTCCCGCGGTACCGGACCGATGCCCACCACCACCTCCAGATGCATACCAACCGCTGTCACCATAGGTTGTTGTAAATTCTGTTGAATAGTCTACACCGATACCACCAGTCCCACCAACGGATGCAGTACTATTCCCACCAGCACCACCAGCACCACCACCACCGGCACCATTACCATCATTTGTAGAAGTCGAATTACCCCCATTGTAACCCTGTCTCGGAGGTCCTGCTTCTCCTGTTCCACCCGTAGGATTACCACCGGACGGGCTATCGGTACCTCCACCACCAGAACCACCAGAACCACCATTCGAAAAAGCGCTTTGACCAGCACCAGCACCACCTCCTACCGCCGTCGTTAAACCCGTGAACGACGTATCATATCCACTATTTCCTTTTTCAGTCGCACCGCTGCTGTACCCGTCACCACCTTCACCACTATTACCAACAACAAGCGTTTGTTGTGTAGCCGATATACTCGCAGTCGCAGAGTACACAACACCACCAGCACCACCACCACCACCATCCAAACCACCACCACCACCACCACCGGCAACCATTAGAACTTTACCTGATAATGCAGAAGTAGGTGTCCATGTATACGTCGTATTCGTACTTGTCGGTGTAGGTGACCCTAACGTACCCCAAGTATACGTTCCACTGGGTGAATTTGAATACACGTGTCCAGCAGTTGTTGCAGCTAATACCGTCGAATACGCACTCGAATAATCACTCGAGCTAAACGTACCGTAGTGAAAAGCAACATTTACTACATTCGAAAGAGATTTTGTTATGAACCGTCCAAGAGAACCATCGCCGCCACGGTACGACGTTACTGCCTGTTGAGAACCATTTGTACCGTTTAGTCCTGACCCACCAGTAACCGTAGCATTTGTAAATGTTGAACTGGTTGTCTTAAATAAAACCATACCACCTGCACCACCCCCTGCACCACCTTGATAATTTCTTACACCGACATTATCAAAACCCGATGTACCGTTAGCATTTATTGATCCGGAACCACCTATACTACCACCTTGTATATATACTGCACCACCACCATGACCACCTCTTTGAAAAGCACCACTTATGTCGTGAAAACCACCTTGTCCACCCGAACCACCCATAGTTAAATAAGTACCTACCGCGCTTCCGAATACTACACCACCAGCAACATTACCACTATTAGTACCAGAACCAAGGCCTTGACTACCACCATTTAAGTGACCACCACCACCACCACCACCGGAATTAGCAGATCCACCTGCACCTTTAAGTCCACCAGCACCAGCACCCCGTTTTACATTATCATACCCGTTACCTTGAAAACCGTCTTGAAATCCACCTGTTGATGTATTATAGTTACTACTTATACCCTGATATCCTTTACCCGAAACATCTATAGTACCATTAATTGTTACAGTACCATCTGCGTAAATAGGAATTATACCACCATTATATGTACTTTGATCCCAATTAGATGTTGTTATTGTAATACCCGAATTTAAAGTGAAATCATTACATCTATATGTGTATATCATTTGTGCACCATCTATAAATGTACCTACTATACTTTGGGTAAAAGTAACAACACTTCCTGAAATTCCTTGAATTTGTTTAAATTCATATGGACATACAGTAGTTGTATTACTATTACCAGATGGATAATACGTTTGGTGTATCATTATCCAATCATTTACAAGAAATCCTACTACACTAGATACTGTAACAGAAGATGACGTAAATTGAGTTATTTTTGTACTTGCTACGTCTGTCACACCACTACTTATAGTTATATCTGCAACTCCAACTGCTGGGATTTTTACCAGTGCAATACCTGATCCTCCGTCACCACCATTACTATTAGTCGTATTACTGTAACCAGTACCAGAACCACCACCACCTGTGTGTTTTTGAGCAGCGGTAGGTGTACTAGACGTAGTGGTACCAGGACCACCACCGCCTTGAGAAGCAGTACCTGCTGGTCCACCAACTGATTGACGTGCACCACCACCACCACCAGATGCAAACCAACCGCTCTCACCATAGGTTGTTGTAAAATCTGATGAATAGTCTATACCGATACCACCGGTACCACCAGCACCACTAGATGCACTACCACCAGCACCACCAGCACCACCACCACCACCACCATAATTATCATTATAACCAGGGGCACCAGCATACCCTTGGTTAGCTGTACCACTTCCCGTACTTGTATATACATTCCACCCAGAACCACCGCCGCTACCACCAGTTTTACCGGTACCACCACCACCACCACCACCAACAGCGGTATTTAAACCTGTAAAGGATGTATTTGTTCCATTGCTACCTGCGTAACTAGAACTCGAAGTACCACCAGTACCACCATCACCCACAACAATCGTTTGTTGTGCCGCCGATATACTCTGACTCGCAGAGTATACAAGACCACCAGCGCCACCACCACCACCAATAACATTACCACCACCACCACCACCGGCAACAATTAACACTTCAGTACCTGTTAATGCAGAAGTAGGTGTCCATGTATACGTCGTAGTCGAACCTGATAATGAAGGTAACCCTAACGTACCCCAAGTATACGTTCCACTGGGTGAATTTGAATACACGTGTCCAGCAGTTGTTGCAGCTAATACCGTCGAATACGCACTCGAATAATCACTCGAGCTAAACGTACCGTAGTGAAAAGCAAGCGTGATAGCCGATGAACCACCACCACCACCACCACCACTGCTACCAATAGTTTTATTCACAAAACTAAGCAAATCTATTACACCGCTTGAAACTGATGAAGTTCCATCTGTAAAACTTATATTATACAACTCAGACATATTATGAGGCGCTACATCTGAAAGTATAGTGTTTAATATATTATATAAATCCGGTGAAGAACCGACCGACATTTATTAATATAGGTACATAAAAGAATTACGCTAAATTATATTAATAAATAATATGTCGTTCGGTATCGTCGGTATTTCCCCACCGACCCTAAAAATTGCAAATGGGGTTCAAAAAATTAATAAGGTTCACACGTGTAAGCAAAATGTTTCACAAGAACTGAATATGTATAACTCAGAAAACTATATGTGCGTGGCGGACCTTATGGTCAATATGGACCGACCGCGTATTATCGTGACGGCGTGTAAAAACGTAAAAGATGTTCGACCGACCTTAACTCGTATTCTTGAATGGTCTGACCCTGAAGATACGATCATTAATTGTACACACGAACACTATAAACATAGCATGTATTACGAAAACGAGTGTTCGAACAAAAACGTACATTATCTCAGTGCATCCCTTACAAACGATGCGTTTCTCGTCGGAGGTCAAAACCGGATTTTTAAATCCCACGAACCACTCTTCTATTCGTTCGCCAAAAATGTTCAACATACCGGGGATATGCCGGGATCGGGACATTTCGCGAAAATGGTTCTCGACGGTCTCGAGTGTGCCATGTTTCAAGTCGTCGGTGATGCGTTTGCATACTGTAACGGGAACGTTCCGGTCATGCTTTCACTCATGGATAAGGCAAAGAACATGGACGTTTCGGGACCCGTTATCGATCGGTGTAAAAGCCAACTCTACGTGACTCGAAACTATAGTCAAGTCGCACAAGTTAAAAATTCGACCACGTGGTTCATGGAGTATACATTCAAAGCGCGGTTACCAACACCCGTCATACACTCGGCTATTACATCACGCATGACGAGTCAATACGCAAAATTATCCGAAACACACCAATCGTATAATACGTTTTACGATACGAACATTATTCTCCAAACGATCCGGTTCTGTTTTGCAATGGCACTTTACGAAGGTAACCAAATTTCGTACGGGAAAATCGTAAACTGGTCGAAAAATTCGAACGTATCGTGTCGCATGTTTGAAACCCACGATCCCTTATACGTGATGGATGCAACCGTCGAGTTTGCGAGGACGTTTGTCATGCATTGCGTGAACTGTGGGGTACCTATACCCACAGTTCAAGCCGCGTTGAGCCAATATGATTTTATGAAACAAGAACGAACGTCGATGAATTTTATC